GAACCCTAGATTTGCTTATATTGCTCCAACCTTTAAACAAGCTAAATCTATTGCTTGGGATTACATGAAACAGTTTACCCAAAAGATACAAGGCACAAGATTTAACGAAACAGAACTAAGAGTAGATTTACCCAATGGTGCTAGAATTACCCTACTAGGTTCAGAGAACTGCGATGGATTAAGGGGTATTTATCTTGATGGTTGCGTGATTGATGAATATGCCAATGTTAATGAACGATTGTTTCCAGAAATTATTAGACCTGCACTCTCAGATAGAAAAGGTTACTGCGTATTTATTGGAACACCTCAAGGGATGAACAATAACTTCTATGAGCTTTATCTTCATGCACAATCCGCAGACGATTGGTTTCATTACAAAGCCAAAGCCTCAGATACCAAGATTGTAGATCAAGAAGAATTAGATGCTGCACAAGCGATTATGGGTGAGAATAAGTTTAAGCAAGAGTTTGAATGTGAGTGGACGGCAAACATTGAAGGTGCAATTTATGGTAAGACCATAGCAGAAATGGAGAACAGCAGACAGATCACTCGTGTGCCTTATGATCCTTCCTTGCCTGTCTATACCGCTTGGGACTTAGGGGTCTCAGATCACACTGCGATTATCTTTTGGCAGCAACTAGGCAGATCCATTAACATTATAGATTACATTGAAGAACGAGGTCAGGGTTTACCTTTCTTTGTTCAGCTGATTAAAGAAAAAGATTATGTCTATGCAGATCATTATGCACCCCATGATATTGAAGTGACTGACTTTGGTAATGGTAAGACCAGGAGAGAGGTCGCCTATCAATTAGGGGTTAGGTTTAAAGTCGTACCCAAATTACCGCTAGAAGATGGAATCCACGCCACCTCAATGCTCCTTCCTCGCTGCTGGATAGATGTAGATCATTGTAAGAAACTGATAGATGCACTAAGGCATTACCACAGAAAGTACATTGATAAGAATAGAATGTTCAGATCTAAACCTGTTCACGACTGGAGTTCTCATGCTTGTGATGCCATGAGATACTTAGCTGTTGGACTTCAAGAACTAAACACTAGACAAAACGCACCGCAAGTGGTAGCGGATAATAGTTATAACATTTTATAAAATATTATTATGGGAAGTTTATTTAGTCCAAAAATGCCGCCACCACCGCCTGTGCAACCTTTGCCAGAACCTCCTGAAGTATCAGATGAGGAGAAAGCAAGAATTGCAAAAGAACAGGCAGATATGGAACGTAGAAGAAAAGGTAGAAAGTCTACTATCCTTACAGGACCATTAGGTGTTGAAGAAGAAGCAACTATAGAAAAGAAAACATTACTAGGAGAATAATATGGGAGTCAGTGCAGCAATAGTAAAAGCATTAAAACCTAAATCATCACCACCACCAGCTCCACCAACTCCTGCACCAACACAAGCAGAAGTTTCTCAAGCAACAGCAACAGATGAACAAGGTTTAACAGAAGCTCAAAGAGCAAGACGTAGAGGAAGATCAGCAACCATACTCACATCAACGATGGGAGTAGAGGGTGAAACAACCTTAGGTAAGAAAAGTTTATTAGGCGGATAATGAAAACAGATTTAACCAAAGCATTACTCAAACGATATGATCGTTTAAAATCTCAAAGACAAAACTGGGAGACCCATTGGCAAGAAGTAGCAGACTACATGATGCCAAGAAAAGCAGATGTCACCAAGTTAAGATCTAAAGGAGATAAACGAACAGAACTGATCTTTGATAGTTCTCCTTTACAATCTGTAGAACTCCTTGCAGCATCCTTACATGGAATGCTCACCAACCCATCTACACCTTGGTTCTCATTAAGATTTAAAGAAGATGAAATGGAATTTGAAGATGAAGCTAAGGAATGGTTAGAAGCTGCAACTGAACAAATGTATGTGGCATTTAACAGATCAAACTTCCAACAAGAAATATTTGAATTGTACCATGACCTCATTACCTTTGGTACAGCGTGTATGTTCATTGAAGAAGATGAAGAAGATATTTTAAAATTCTCAACACGACACATTAACGAAATCTTTATTGCAGAAAATGATAAAGGTAGAATTGATACTGTCTTTAGAAAATTTAAACTTTCAGCAAGAGCAGCAATACAAAAATTTGGAACATCACCTGAGTTTGAAACATTATCCAAAAGAGATCCTTATGAAGATGTAGATATCATTCATGCGGTTTATCCAAGAGCTGACTTTGATCCTAACAAACAAGATCAAAAGAATATGCCATTTGAATCGGTTTACATGACAAGCAAAGGAGAAGAACTATCCGTATCAGGATTTAGAGAATTTCCTTTTGTCGTACCAAGATACTTAAAAGCATCCCATGAAATCTATGGTCGTTCACCTGCGATGACTGCACTTCCTGATGTGAAGATGCTTAATGAAATGTCTAAGACCACCATTAAAGCCGCACAGAAACAAGTAGACCCACCTTTACTTGTGCCTGACGATGGATTTATTTTACCTGTCAGAACTGTTCCTGGTGGACTTAATTTTTATAGAGCAGGAACAAGAGATAGAATTGAACCTATGAATATTGGAGCAAACAATCCACTGGGTTTAAATATGGAAGAGCAAAGAAGAAACTCTATTCGTAATGCGTTCTATGTGAATCAGTTGATGATGCAACAAGGTCCACAAATGACAGCAACAGAAGTGATTCAAAGAAACGAAGAGAAGATGAGATTACTAGGTCCTGTGCTTGGACGACTTCAATCTGAATTACTCAAACCGCTTATTGATAGAGCATTTAATATTATCTTAAGAAAAAATATGTTTAAACCTGCACCAGAATTTTTAGCAGGTAAAGATATTGAAATTGAATATGTATCTCCACTTGCCAAAGCTCAAAAGTCTACAGAGCTTCAAGCAATTATGAGAGGAATAGAAATTATGGGATCATTAGCCAATGTTGCTCCTGTATTTGATTATGTTAATTTTGATAAACTCGTTAAACACCTTATGGATATTGTGGGTGTTCCACAAAAGATTTTAAAACCACAGTCTCAAGTGAATGCGGAGAGACAACAAAAACAACAACAGCAAGAGCAAATGCAACAAATGCAAATGTTGCAACAAGCCGCTGAAGCTGGAGGAAAGGTAGCACCATTAGCTAAAGCATTACCTGAAGAGGCAAGAGCGTTAGCAAATGCTGAAGAATAATGATAAACGAAATAAAGAAGTTAAAAGAAATTTATAAAATAGTTTTTGGATCTGACCAAGGTAAACTTGTGATGTCAGATCTTGAAAAGCGATGTCACTTCATGTCTACGACTAATGTCAAAGGCGATAGCCATGAGAGTGCATATATGGAAGGACAACGCAGCGTTCTTCTATTTATTAAATCAATGCTGCAAAAGGAAAATGAAAATGTCAAACGAGCAGATAACGGAGAATAATTCTTCGCCTGTAGAGACAACACCACAACCCACAACATCTACAGAAACAAAAGCAGAAACCAATGATACCTTAGTATCATCAACCACAGAGAACACAGTTCAGACTGCAAGATCTTGGAAAGAAGCTATCTCAGAAGAATATAGAAGTGATCCAAACATTTCTAAGTTTACAGAGATTGATGCACTTGCTAAGTCTTACATTAATGCAACCAAGATGATTGGTTCAGATAAAGTGATTGTTCCTAATCAAAATTCTACGGAAGATCACTGGAACGAAGTTTATAATAAATTAGGACGACCTGAGTCTCCTGATAAATATAAACTTGATTTTAAATCTGAAGTTGCTCCTGTAGATGAGACTGCAATTAAATCATTTGCAGAGGTGGCACACAAAACAGGTTTGAATGAAAAACAAGCACAAGCGATTTTAGATTTCTATAAACAGAACTCTGAAAATTCTGTGCAACAATTAAGAGTAGATACAGAAACCGCACAGGCTCAAGCTCAACAACAGTTGAGACAAGAGTGGGGTAAACAGTATGAAACGAATATATCTAAAGCCGCTTCAGTTGCAAAAGCTAATATGCCAGGTGAAGTTTTAGATATGCAACTTAAAGATGGAACACGACTTGGAGATCATCCTGAAGTGATTAAAGGTTTTTCTAAGATTGCTGGACTTTTATCTGAAGATAAAATGGCAACACCAGAATCAGAAACTGTAGATCAAGGAAGAGATTTAGAGTCTGAAATCTCTAAGATTGTGAATGATAGATCAGGACCTTACTGGAATAAAACCCACCCAGATCATAGTAAAATGGTACAGCAAGTCTATACAATGAGAGAAATGATCAATGGCGGAAAATAATAATCTATCAGAAAAAGAACTTAGATTAGAAGTCTTACGATTGGTTAAGGAGAATGGCACTGAATATCAGAAAGCTAATCCCTTGCCAATCGCTGACGAATACTATACATGGATTTGTAAGACGAATAAAAGTTCGTCTAACAAAAGAAAGACAATCCGTAAGGACCTTTCTGACAGTAAGGAATAGACTACAGTCTAACAGACTTTAAATGCAAGAGATGCCTGTCAATTCTGACGGAGAACCTCTCTGTTTAATTTATTAATTTATCAGGGTGATAAGTTAATTTAACTTTAACAAATGGAGAGACAAATATGTCTAATCAAGTAACAACAGCTTTTGTACAACAGTATTCAGCTAACGTACAAATGCTATCTCAACAAATGGGATCGTTATTAAGAGACAAAGTTCGTCTTGAAAGTGTCGTAGGTAAGAATGCTTTCTTTGATCAAGTTGGTTCAGTAACCGCTGTGAAAAGAACAAGCAGACACGGCGATACTCCACAAATTGACACTCCTCATGCAAGAAGAAGAGTTTCTTTAGTGGACTATGAATTCGCTGACCTAATTGACGATCAAGACAAAGTGAGACTTTTAATTGATCCAACATCATCTTATGCTCAAGCTGCAGCTTACGCTATGGGAAGAGCAATGGACGATGAAATAATCAGTGCCGCTTTAGGTACGTCATTTACTGGTGAAACAGGTTCAACTTCAACTGCGTTACCTTCTGGTCAGAAGATAACTGAAGCTGGAACAGATGGTTTAACAATCGCTAAGTTAAGATCTGCAAAAGAGATCCTAGACTTAAACAGCGTTGATCCGTCAATCGCAAGGTTCATCATTGTGTCGCCTAAACAAATCACTGATTTATTAGGTACAACTGAAGTGACTTCAAGTGACTTCAACACAGTCAAAGCATTAGCTAATGGAGAGATTAATTCTTTCTTAGGTTTTAACTTTGTTGTGTCAAACAGACTATCAATCGCTTCTTCAAAAAGAAAGTGTATCGCTTATGCTATGGACGGAATTGGTCTTGGCGTAGGAAAAGATGTAACAGCAAGAATAGATGAGAGAGCTGACAAAGGTTATGCAACTCAAGTTTACTACTGTGCGTCTTTCGGTGCGACTAGAATGGAAGAAGAGAAGGTAGTTGAAATCCAAGCTCACGAAGCATAATAGGAAGAGGATAAAAATATGGGTACTAAAAACTCTACATTAGTAACTAACTTTGAGGCATCACCTCAAGTTGCTAATGAACCTGCTAACCTACATGGCGTTTTGCGTGTAGCTCAGGGAACAATAGAACTCGCAGCTGGAGACAGTAACGATGATGATGTTGTAATGTTAGCACCAATCCCAAGTAATGCGACTGTATCTCAATTATTTATTGGATCAGACACACTTGGTGGTTCGTGTACTTTCAACGTAGGAATCTACACTGACACAGGTACAGTAAAGGATGAGGACTTTTTCGCATCCGCTGTAGCTGATGAAGCTGCAATGACAGACGTACGATTTGAAGCTGCTGATATTAATACAGCAGGTCAAAAAGTATGGGAAATGGCTGGAGACAGTTCAGACCCAGGTGGATACTACTACATCGCTGCAACAATGGCAGCTGAAGGTGGTACTGCAGGTACAATGTCATTCAACATTCAATACATTGTAAACTAGTCAGTTTAACTCTGGGGAGGTGGCAACACCTCCCCTTGGTTTATGAAAACAACTAAGAAATTAGAAACATTTATTCATTTAAGAAAAGGTGATTATATCTATAGGTATGTCCTTGTAGATCGCTTTAAACATACATCCAAAGCACATCATGGATTTAACATTAAAGAATGTAGATCGGATGATGAGATATGGCAACAACTCACACCCAATAGAAAATTAAGACGAAAATATATCCTTAAAGATGACCAAAAATGATTTTGATCCTAGAAACTTAGGACTCTATAAACAACCTAAACAGTTATTGCATTTTCAATGGCAAGACGATACTAGGGTATATAGATATGCTTTGGTTGAAATTATTAATGAAAAAGATATTAATAGTAGAACCAAACAAAAAAAAGATGAGCAAGGTCTAACCCAAGAGGAGATTTATAAAAAGTATGGCATCAGTTGTTGATATTTGTAACGGAGCTTTAAACCAACTGGGTGCATCCACTATTCTTTCATTGACTGAAGATTCTAAAAATGCAAGATTATGTAATGCACGATACACTCAAGTACGAGATTCAATATTCAGATCTCACCCTTGGAATTGTTTACAAAAACGAGTTCAACTTGCAGCAGATACAGAAACACCTGCATGGGGATTTACCAAACAATATACCCTCCCTGCAGATTGCTTACGAGTTCTCACTCTTTTAGATTACGACTCAGATTACAAAATAGAAGGTAGAAAAATATTAACTGATAATTCTACTTGCAAAGTTTTATATGTAGCAAGGATCACAGATCCTAATGAATATGATGAACTTTTAAGAGAAACTTTATCTGCCGCTTTAGCCGCAGACATTGCTTATGGTATTACTTCATCTAATCCACTTACACAAAATATGTATAATTTATTGAAAGATAAATTAAGAGAAGCAAGATTTGTAGATGCAACAGAGGGTCAGAATCAAAACCCAGAAAAAGGTATGGCAGATGTTGTGGATGCAAGTACATTTATTAACTCAAGGTTTTAAATATGGCAAGAGTTGCCGCACAATTAACAAACTTCACAGGTGGAGAATTTTCACCACGATTAGATGGTCGTAATGATTTATCTAAATATACTTCAGCTTGTAAGACTTTAGAAAACTTTGTGATCTATCCTCATGGATCAGCAGCAAGACGATCAGGGACTCAGTTTGTTGCAGAGGTTAAAGATAGTTCTAAATCTACAAGACTCATTCCTTTTGAGTTCTCAACCACACAAACCTATATGCTAGAGTTTGGAGATCAGTATATTAGATTTTACAGAAACAATGGTCAGATCTTATCAGGTGGATCTGCTTATGAAATTTCTACACCTTATTTAGAAGCAGAGTTGTTTGAACTTAAATATGCACAATCTGCGGATGTCATGTATATTTGTCATCCTAATCATGCACCAAGAAAACTTGCAAGAACAGGTCATACCTCTTGGACACTCACTGAAGTTGAATTTACCAATGGACCTTTCTTAGATCATAACATTACCACAACCACAGCAAACCCTTCACATAAATCTGTAGGTCAAACCACAACAGTTACCTTTTCATCTACTACAGGAATTAATGGAGGAGCAGGTTTTACTTCAGATGATATTGGAAGATTGGTTCATATTAAAGATGGTCATTTTGAAATTACATCTATTACTAGCACCACAGTCGTGGTTGGAACAGTGATTGTAGATTTAGGAATTAGTTCATCAACAACTGAAGATTTTGCATTAGGTGCTTTCTCAGATACCACAGGCTATCCTACTTGCGTAACCTTCTTTGAACAACGATTGGTTTTTGCTGGAACAAAGTCTCAACCTCAAACGATATTTTTTTCTAAGTCAGGTGATTATGAAAACATGGATGATGGTTACCATGATACAATAGCTGACGATGATGCGATTGTGTATACCATTGCATCTAACCAGGTGAATGCCATCCGATTTATGACAGCAACCCGAACACGCATTATTGGTACTGCTGGAGGTGAATTTACAGTATCAGGAGGTGGAACGGATGTTGCCATTACTCCGACAAACATTTTAATTAAGAAACAATCTAACCATGGTGCAGCGAATGTAGATGCCATTGCTGCAGGAAACGCAACTTTATTTTTACAAAGAGCTAAAAGAAAAGTTAGAGAACTGGCTTATAACTTTGATGTAGATGGATATCTTGCACCTGATATGACCATCCTTGCGGAACATATTTCTGAAGGTGGAATTGTACAAATGGCATATCAACAAGAACCTAATTCTATTTTATGGTTAGTTAGAGGTGATGGTCAGTTGATTGGTTTTACCTATCAAAGAGATCAACAAGTTACCGCATGGCATAGACATATCTTTGGTGGATCATTTAGTTCAGGTCAAGCCGTATGTGAAAGTGTTGCGGTGATACCAACCGATGATTCTGAATATCAAGTGTGGGTGATTATTAAAAGAACCATAGATGGTTCAACAGTTCGTTATGTAGAATATTTAAACAACTTTGATTTTGATGAAACCGATGACACATCATTTAATTTTTTAGATTCACAATTAGAATATGATGGAAGTGCAACGACATCTATTTCAGGATTAGATCATTTAGAAGGAGAAGAAGTGGCGGTCTTAGCAGATGGTGCAACTCATCCTAACAAAACTGTTAGCTCTGGATCTATTACGTTAGATCGTTCATCTGAAAAAGTTAAAGTGGGTTTACCTTATACTTCACTCTTGCAGACCATGCGATTAGATGCAGGTTCACAAGATGGAACATCGCAAGGTAGAACCAAAAGAATCTTTGATGTCACCATTAGAATGTATGAGTCTATTGGTGTAGAGGTAGGACCTGATTTAAGTAATATGGAACGTATTCCTTTCAGATCTTCAGCAGATGAAATGGATCAAGGAATAAGTGTATTTACTGGGGATAAAGAAGTGGAATTTAGGGGTAACTATGAAACCGATGGATTTGTGTATGTTAGACAAACACAACCTTTACCTTTAACGATTTTATCGTTATATCCTAAATTACAAACCAATGACTAAACAGATACTACATATAGTGCCATATACTAAAGCTCATGGCACATATATACTATCGCAACAAATGAACCATGTACTCATGGATCGTGATGCAGATTTTGAAGGAGATACAATGAATTTAGAAGAGCAAGGTTTAGCATTCACAGGATTAATTAATGATGAGCCTATCTTTGCTGCAGGAATGAAACCGATCTGGAAAGGTGTTGCAGAAGGTTGGGTACTGGCAACAGCAAAGGTTTGGGAACATCCTCTCCTTGTAGCTAAAGCCATTAAGAAAGATTTTGCAAGAGTTGCCAAACAACATGGATTGTGGAGAGTGCAAACTGCTGTAAGATCTAACTTTGAAAAAGGTTTAAGATTTGCTAAATGGTTAGGTTTAAAGGATGAAGGCGTTATGACAAAATATGGTTTTGATGGAACAGACCACAACAGATATGCGAGGATATTCTAATGGCATTTATTGCACCAGCAATTACAGAATCACAAGTTGCAGCAGCAGCGGGAGTAGCATCAGCAGCTACATCAGTAGCCGCAGCAAGACAAGCTAGTGCCGCAGGTAAATATAATCAAGCGATACAAAATCGTAATGCTCAAGTTAAAGAACAAGAAGGTCAATTAATAGAAAGACAAGCTGAATTTGATATTGCTAGATTTGATGAACAATTTGCTCAACTTCAAGGTCAAACAAGAACTAGAATATTATTTTCTGGTGCGGATCTTTCTGGAACAGGTTTAAGAATACTACAACAGAATGCTCAACAAGCAGCATTAGAAAAAGAAGTTATTGAATATAATGCTGCTGTTGGAAAAGCTAGAAAATTTGAAGAAGCTCAATTTGCTCGTATTCAAGGTCAAGTTGCTAGAAACCAAGCTAAATCAGCAGAGATTGGTTACTATGCACAAGCCGGAACAAGTCTGCTTAAAACATTTGGATAACTATGGCAATAAAAATTCCTACATATACAGCTAAAGGACGACCTACTACAGATGGACCAGGTGTAACATCTAATATTCAAATATCTCCTACAGGTGGAACAGCTGCTAGAATTTTACCTGCTGCCAATCAAATTGCAGAATTTACTTTACAAAAAAGAGATCTTTCAGAGAAAATACAAAGTCAAAAAATTGTTAATGGAATTAAAGGTGAATTAGATAAGGTTATTGTTCAACAAAAAGATAATATAGATGAAGATAATGCAATTATTAATTTAAATAAATCTTACAAATCAACTACTGAATCTCAACTTTCTGGAATAACAAATAAAAGAATAAAAGAAAGAGTTAAAAATTTATTAGATTTAGAACACTCTGGTTATGTTAACAAGATTAAAAAAAATTCTTATGTTGCTTTAGAAAAAGAAACAGAAAAAACAACTAATGAAACTTTAACAGCTATATCTTCAGAATATTTTCAATCAGATGCTGGTGAAAAAACAAAAGTAAGAGATAAAGGAATTAATACTATTAATACTTTAGCTCAAACATTAAAATACCCACCCAATAAATTAAAAGAAAAATTAGAAGCATTTGATAGATCACTTTTATTTTCTGATTTTACAGCCATTGCTGGAACTGAAAATGCAGTAGAAGATATTATCTCTAGAGATAATGATTTTGGTGGAGACAAAACAACAACTAATGAAGAATTTTCTGCGGGTGTTTTAAATGCTTATTCATCTAAAATTAATGAGATTACTGTTAAAGGTGATCCTGATGCTGATTTTGATAAAGCAAAAGATATGATTGAAGAATTAAAAACATTACAGAGATCAAATGGTTTTAAATTAGATCAAGGTGTTATTTCAGATAAAATTGCAAAATTAGAAGAAAAAATAAGAGTAGATGAAATATCTCATCAAAATATTTTAGATAAAACAAAAATGGGTTTTGAATTAACTGAATATGCAGATGAACAAAAAAAAGGAGTATCTTCTGCTTTTTACAATTCACTAGATCCAACAATGAATAAAGCAACTTCTAAAGATTTAGCAACAGAGGCAACTGCTGAATATGATGTAAGATTAGATGCTTATATTAAATCTAATCCAGACGCCTCTCTTTTTGAAAAGAAACAATACGCTAGAGATTTGAAATTATTATTAATTGATAAATATCAAGAGACAACAATAGAGCAAGTGTCTACTTTTAATTTAGAGCAAAATAAATTTAATGTTGTTAGAACTGAACAAGAAATTACATCTGCTAGAACTAAATTTTTAGAAAATCCCACACAACCTAATATTTTAAAAACATTAGCGAAACTTAATGGTTATGTAGACAAAGATAAAAATCCAGATGTTAATGCTTTTTTAAATGATTATGTAAAAATATTAGAAGCTAGAAAGAAGGACTAAATGCCTACAGTCTTAAGTCAAGAGGCACAGAAATTTTTTGAAGAATCTGAAAAAAGAATTGAGAAAATTCAACCTAAACAAAATGGTTTAATCAAAAATCCAGATGAAGGAGATCATAATTTTTGGTCTACATTAGGAGATATGGCTTTGTCTGCACCTCAAGGAGTTGTGAATGCAGTAGAAGAACAAGGTGATTTTTTAGATGAAAATATTGTTTCTCTTGGTGGACTTGAATTTGGTGATAAAGATGGAAAATTTAGTTTAAAAGATTTAATTCCAAAATATGTTCCACCTTCAAAATGGAAGTCAGAAGAGTATTCTAAAAAAAGACAATTACCATCTTTTCATAAACCAGAGACATTAGCAGGTAATGTGACTGAAGGTGCAACAAGATTTATTACAGGATTTATAGGACCATCAAAAATATTAAAAGGAGTAGGTCTTGCAGGTGGATTTACAAAAACTGCACTTAGAGGAGTAACCGCAGGAGCAGTAACAGATCTTACTGTTTTTGATCCTAATGAGGGTCGTCTATCTGATATGCTTGTAGAATTTGATTCTCCTGTTCTTAATAATGCAGTGACTCAATATTTAGCAACAGATGAAGATGATACTGAAATGGAAGGTAGATTAAAAAATGTATTAGAAGGAATGTTAATTGGTGGACCACTAGAAATATTAATGGGAGTTAAAGCATTTAAAAAAGCTAAAGCAACTAAGAATATAGATGAAAAACAATCTATTTATGAAAACGCAGGTAAAGTTAT